GTTAAGGAGAAAATAAATGCACAGAGAGCAAGACATTTTAAATTGGGCACAGGAACGCGGAATTTTCGAACCGGTACACGGCTCCAATCGGCATTTGCAAGCAAAGAAAACTCAGGAAGAGCTAGATGAATTAAGGGAAGCTATTCAAATGGAAAATATCTCTTTGGCAATGGATGCCATTGGGGATATTGTGGTTACGCTAGTCATTCAGGCTAGAATGTGGAACCTTAGTTTTGATGAATGCGTCGAATCAGCATGGCAGGAGATCAAGGATCGGAAAGGCAAGATGATTGACGGTCTTTTTGTCAAGGAATCTATCGACGATGCAACGCCGGAAGAATGGGATGCAGTCAGTAGAAAAAAATTGTAAAAGTTGCTTGTTCTACGAAGCGCATAGACCAAACAATGGGTACGGCCTTTGCTTCATCAGATCAGCATTTGATAGCCATGAGTTTGCTACCGTGAAGCAAACAGATAACTGCCCTGAGTGGGGTAAGCCTGATGACGAATAAGCCTAAAATAGGTCGTGATACGTCAAAGAATACCGGAAACATGGGTAAAGGAAGGCCCAAGGGGGCGGTTAATAAGTCCACTAGAACGTTTAGAGACACCATCAATAAGTTGCTAGACGAGAACGCAGAAAACGTCTCTCTGTGGCTCTCACAGGTAGCCGTTGATGACCCTGCCAAGGCACTAGACCTGATTAGCAAATTGGCAGAGTACGCCGCGCCTAAGCTATCCCGAACTGAGCATACCGGCGAAGATGGTGGCCCAGTTGAAATGGTTTGCAAATGGCAAGACTGACCGTTGTAGAGATCCCGTATAAGCCTAGGGACGCGTTTAAACCATTACACAATAGGGGTGAACGGTGGGCGGTAGTTGTCGCTCACCGTCGTTAGCGCAGGAAAAACCGTAGCCTGCATCAATGAACTCATCAAAGCCTGCATGACGCATCAAGGTGGCGATGGTCGGTTTGGATACATTGCACCCTACTACGCACAGGCTAAGTCAGTTGCTTGGGATTACGTTAAGTATTACTCCAAGCCTATTCCCGGAATATCAGTCAATGAAGCAGAACTTAGGATCGACTATCCGAATGGCTCACGCCTACAGCTATTTGGTCAGGATAACGCTGATCGTTTGCGCGGCCTTTACTTTAACGGCATCGTTGCAGACGAATACGGCGACTGGAAACCGTCCGTCTGGGGTTATGTTATTCGACCGGCTCTGGCCGATAAAGAAGGTTGGGCCATCATCATTGGCACACCTAAAGGCAGGAACCAGTTCTATGACCGCTACCGGGAAGCCACACTCCGGGCAGATTGGTTTGACCTAAAGCTAACAGCTACTCAGTCAGGGTTACTCAAGGAATCAGAGTTGCAGGCCCTAAGATCGGAACTGACAGAGGATGCGTGGCGGCAGGAAATGGAATGCGACTTTGACGCGGCCATTCCCGGCGCTATCTACGGCAAAGAACTGTATCAGTTGGAGCAAGAAGGCAGGGTCATGGAATGCTATGACCGTGATCTTCCCGTTCATGCGGTACTTGACTTGGGTTGGTCAGACGATACGGCGATTTGGTGGTATCAAGTGGCAGGCAGGGAAATCCGCTTCATTGACTGCTACAGCAATAGCGGGATGCCGATCGCCCACTATGACGATATTCTCAAGACTCGCGGCTATCGGTACGGAGACTGGCTCTGGCTACCCCATGACGCAAAGGCCAAATCATTGCAGACAGGCCGATCTATTTACGAACAGTTTCAGACTTTGGGATGGACTCCGCGAATTGTTCCAGAACTAGGGCTTATGGACGGCATACAGGCCGCTAGGCTCACGTTAGACAACGCATGGTTCTCACCTAAATGCCAAGACGGTATCGAGGCTCTGAAGCAATATCAGCGTCAATACGACGAAGATAAAAAAATGTTTCGGGATAAGCCCAAACATGACTGGACTAGCCATTATTCAGATGGCTTTCGGTATGCCTGCCTGGCATGGAGAGAAATCAAGCCAACTCCTAAACCACCTCCCGCAAAGTTCTGGGATGAACAAACTTTGGAACAGCTATGGCGCGGAACAAAGAAAAGTGGTAAGAGAAGAATCTGAGATATAATCGCGTGAAACCCTCATTGGAATGGCTATGGATCAGAAATTAGACGCAACTCCTTGGCACGATGAACTGCGGCGCTATTCCGAACAGTTCAAGCGATGGACTGAGCGAGGCGAGGAAATCGTCAAGCGATACCGCGATGAACGGAAAGACACAGAGCAGTCTGATGCCCGTTTTAATATCCTCTGGTCTAACGTCCGAACTCTGAAGCCTGCCATTTATGCGCGGCCTCCTGTCCCCGAAGTTTCCCGCCGATTTAATGACGCTGATCCTGTATCGCGTTGCGCGTCTACCATTCTTGAGAGGGCATTGGAATATGAGATCAAGCAGTATTCGGATTTCAATTCCACTCTCAGCCATGTGGTTGATGACCGATTGCTTCCGGGTCGAGGCGTTGCGTGGATACGTTACGAGCCGATCATCGAGACGGTTGACGCAGAGCCAGAGATCACAAACTACGTCGAGACGGGTGGCGAAGACTATTCTGAACGGGATCAGTACATCAATGAATCGCAGGAAGAAAATGCACTCGCGGGCGAAGAGCCTGGCCCATACGAACGCATTGAAAACGAAACCTCGCCTATCGACTACGTTTACTGGCAAGATTTCGCCCACCTCCCGGCCCGCACATGGGATGAGGTGACATGGGTAGCCCGTAGGGTCTATATGTCGCTTGAGGAAGGCGAGGAGCGCTTTGGGGAGCAGTTTAAAGCCGTACCTTTAACCATCAGCCCAGACAAGCGGGATGGCGAAAAGACCACCACAGAACAGCTCAAAAAGGCTGAAGTTTGGGAGATCTGGGACAAGCCTAAAAAATGCGTCTACTGGGTAGCCCGTCATCATGATGTGATTCTGGATCACAGGGACGACCCTCTGGGCCTTGAAGAGTTTTTCCCATGCCCCAAACCGTACTTTGCCACCATCAGTACGGGTAGCCTTGTTCCCGTTGCCGACTTCCTGATGTATCAGGATCAGGCGAATGAGATTGATGAAATTACCGGCCGTATCCAGCATTTGACTCGCGCCCTTAAGGTGATGGGTATCTATGCCGCTGATGAAGCCGCTATTGAGCGTTTGATGAAGGAAGGCAATGACGCGGTAATGATTCCCGTCAAGAACTGGGCGGCATTCATCGAGAAAGGTGGATTGCAAAATGCTGTGCAGTTTGTCCCTCTTGCTGATGTGGTTAATTCTCTGGCACAGCTTTATCAGGCAAGAGAAGCCTGCAAACAGATCATTTACGAAACCACAGGGCTCTCAGACATCATTCGCGGTGCATCCGATGCCGCTGAGACTGCGACCGCTCAACAGATTAAGAGCCAGTTTGCATCCCTCCGTCTGAATGACATGAAGGACGACATGGCGCGATTTGCGCGTGATGTTCTCCGCATGAAGGCACAAATCATGTGCAGTAAGTATCAGGATGAAACCCTGATTAATGCGTCAGGCATCATGCACACGCCAGAAGCACAGCTTGTACCGCAGGCGCTTGCCTTGCTTCGTAACGCTACCATGCGTGATTTCAATATCGACATTGAAACCGATACGCTGGTATTGATTGACCAACAACAGGACAAGCAAGAAAGGGTCGAATTCCTTACGGCGGTTGGTGGTTATTTACAGCAAGCGCAATCAGCGGCACAAGCGGCCCCTGAAATGCTCCCGTTGTTGAGTGAATTACTTCTATTTGGTGTGCGTGGCTTTAAGATTGGACGAACTCTGGAATCCAGTCTCGAACAATTTGTGCAGGCCGCTAAACAAAATGCCGGGCAACAAAAAGGCCCAACGCCCGAACAGCAAAAGATGCAGGCTGAAGCACAAGCTAAACAGGCCGAAATGCAACTTGAACAGCAAAAGACGCAAGCAGAAATTCAGTTGGAACAGGCGAAATTGCAAAGCGAGCAACAAAAAGCCCAGGCTGAGCTTCAGCTTGAGCAAGCCAAATTGCAAAACGAACAGCAAATGGAAGCCCAGCGAATCCAGCTTGAGCAATGGAAAACTCAGCTTGAGATTGATACCAAGATTGCGATTGCTCAGATGCAATCTGATACCTCGATCAAGCAATCATCCATGACCATCAACGCCAGTAAAGACGGCGACGGCGTTATCGAATACGATGAAAACGGCAATCCTCAAAACAACAGCGCATTGTCGGCATTGATTAACGCAGTCAATCAAAACATGACGATGTTGATGGAAGCGCAAAACGCAAAAAATCAGATGGTGATTGATCAGCAAATGAAACTGATGGAACAAGCCTTAGCGCAACAGAACGCGATTGAGCAAGCCATGAGCCGTCCGAAAAACGTAGTCCGTGATCAGACTGGTCGCATTATTGGGGTGCATTGATGACCATATCGCTGAAACACCTTAAAACGTCAACCATACCCGATAGTGGCAATACTGACCTTGTTCAACCTTCGGACTGGAACCAAGAACACACTCTAACGTGTTCCACCGGCACGATTATTGGCCGCTCAACCGCTGGAACCGGTTCTGCTGAAGAAATCAGCATTGGCTCTGGGTTGTCTCTTTCTGGTGGAACGCTGACCTCGACGGGATCGGGCGGCACGGTTACATCCGTCACAGCAACTACGCCAATCAGTTCAAGCGGTGGCACGACCCCAAACCTTTCAATCACGCAAGCCACAAGCGCGTCTGACGGTTATTTATCTCAAACCGACTGGAACACGTTTAATAGCAAAGGATCGGTTACATCCGTTTCTGGAGCCGGGACTGTATCGGGTATTACACTCACAAGCAGCGGAACTAGCAACGTCACGCTTACGCTGGGTGGATCCCTTGATCTGTCCTCACCCCCTGCGATTGGCTCCACAACCCCCAGCGGCGGGACGTTTACGACGCTGACGGCAACTTCTGGGTCATTCCAAGCGGCTGGCGCAAGTGCTGGCCTGACAATGCTTCGGAATACGGATGCGGCATCAGCAAGTACACGCATCTTTTTGGATAGTTCTGGTGGAACGTCAACCATTTACAACAATGGTGGCAACAACATCACGTTTTTGACGTCTGCTACTCCGGGTACATCGTCGGGCGCACAGCAATGCCGCGTCTCCCACACCGCCAGCGCGGTGAACTATGTGCAGGTGACGGGGAACGCAACGACCCTACAACCAACCATATCTACGCAAGGATCAGATGGAAATATAGCGTTAGGAATTCAGACAAAGGGAAGCGGTGCAATCAGCTTCTATTCTCAAGGCGGTACAAGTTCGCGTCAATTCCGTATAGATGCCACAAACACGGCAGTCAACTACCTACAGGTTCAAGGTACTGCAACCACGGTTGCACCCAACCTTTCTGCTCAAGGATCAGATACAGATATTGATATAGCCTTAACGCCAAAAAATGCAGGTAATGTCCGTTTCGGCACATACGCCGCTAGCGTTTTAGCAGTTACCGGATATATCACCATCAAAGATTCCGGCGGGACGACTCGCCGCTTACTCGTAGGATAAAGCTCATGGCACTTTCAAAATCAATCGACACTGACTACGGCTTACCGGCCCAGTATTGGAACATCGGGGCCGTACAGGAAGACTTCAAAGGTAAAGGCACGGAAGTGACCTTTTACGGTTACGCCTCCAAGGAAGCCCGAGAAGCCGATAAGCAACCGCTGGCCGCTGGCAAGGTTCAGATTTCTGGCGACGAATATATTGCGGGTGCAGACCGCGCAACGCTGTACGGCATCATCAAACAGCGCCCTGAGTTTGAAGGGGCGGTTGACTGCTAATGATTGGTGCATTTCTCGATTCCGCATTCCAAAACAATGCTTTTCTGGTCGGTGATCAGTATGGCGTTTGGGGGGCATCTGGTGGAATTGAGAAACGAAAAAACAAGGTTAAGA